GAGTATCGGTGTCTGCAGGTAATAACAAATCGGTTCCCTACGCTAACCCTATTCATTGGGGTTGGTTCAAGCGCAACATAAAGCCACAGCCATTTTTCGTAAAGGCTTTAGGCATTACGCGCGATGAGGTTTACCAGAACTACTACAGAAGTTTAGATAAGCTGATAGCAACAAACTCCACGAAAGGAATACCCACAGAATGAACGCATTTGACTTTGAAAGCCTAACTCTCGAAGAAGTAGAAACCATCGAGAACCTAGTTGGCGAAAGCATTGACAGCGCCTTTGGAAACGGCAAGCCTAAAGGCAAGGCACTAAAGAGCTTTATCTGGGTCGTAATGAAAAGGGATAACCCTAAGTTTACGATCGAGGAAGCAAGCAAGTTCACACTTAGCCAGGCAGTAGCTTTGGTTCAGGGTGATGAAGCAAAAAAAGAATAAGGGAGCAAGCGGCTCGTAGAATGGCCGGCTTTTGCCAGGCATTCAACATTAGCCCGTCAGAGTATAAAGCTTTGACTCTAATCGAGTTTGCAGCCTTCCTAAAAGTTTTGGAAGATGGTAGAGACCAATGAGCTTAGTCCTCAATGTAGAAATCCTTGGTGAGTTCAAGAAGCTAACTTCGGCTACTCAGGGCGCTAACAAACAGCTTGCTGGACTACAGGGAACGGCCAAGAAGATTAGCTCAGGCATTGGCCGAGCTTTTGCAACCATCGGTGTTGGTCTATCATTCGCAGTCATAACCAGAGAGCTCAAAGACGCAGCTCAGGCAGCCGTCGAGGATCAGAAAAGCCAGGGCCTTTTGGCTACCGCTCTGGAAAACACTACTGGAGCTAACAACGCTCAAATCGCTTCGGTTGAAAAATCAATCAAAAAAATGCAACTTCAAGCCTCAGTTGCCGATGACGAGATTAGACCGGCCTTTGCCAAACTAGCTAGAGCAACCGGTGACGTCCAGAAATCCACCGAGCTAATGTCTCTGGCCCTTGATATCGCAGCTGGAACCGGAAAGAGCCTTGACGCAGTCACCACAGCCTTGTCTCGAGCTGTTGGGCCCGAAGGAACTACCGGAGCGCTTGAAAGACTTGTCCCGGCAATCAAGGGCGCTAAAGACCCGATGGCTGAGCTTGAAAAGCTATTTGAAGGCAGCGCTGAAAAGGCAGCCAATCTAGATCCATACCAGAGAATGAACATTATCTTTGGCGAGATGCAAGAGCAAGTCGGCATGGCACTTCTTCCAGTATTGGAAAAGTTCTCTACCTGGTTGGCTACCCCAGAAGGTCAGGCGAAACTTCAGGAAATTGTAGATGGCATTGTGGCCATCATCGAAGAGGGAATCAAGCTTGTTGCTTGGGTAGATAAAAACAAGAATTGGCTAGTGCCTATGGTCGTTGCAATCGGAGCGGTCACTACAGCCTGGAACATAGCTACTGGCGCTGCTAACGCTTACAAGGCAGCAGCACTATTGGCCGGTGCAGTTGGAGCCGTTGGAGCTGGGGTTGGAGCTGGACTAGCTGGAGTTGGCGCTGGAGCTGCAGTCGGTGGATACATGGAAGGCGTTGCTCGAGGACAAACCTCAAGGATTTTGTCTGGAGATACACGCTACTCAGAAACAGGCAGACTTTTTGGTAATGCATTCCAACAGCCAAAGCAAGACGTCACAATTAACATTAACAAGGGTAACGTAACTCCCAAGGAAATTGCCGATGCAATCAACAAGGGAACCAAGACTTCGGGAGCTCCTTCAATTACTCCAGCTGCACTTAGGCGTCTCGGGGCACAATGATCCCAAACTTTAACATTGAAAACAATCTTCTAGTCGAGTTCTTACTTCCGGACGAGGATGGAAATAGCTTTATTCTGGGGATTAGCCTTTTGGGCGGAGACGATGTTCTCGGTGGCTTTGATGAGTTCACAATTAACCTATCTCTAATCGGTGGCAACGACGTTTTAGCTCCAAGCTCAGGACTTAAGTGGCAGGATGTTGGATGCGAAACCTCTAAGGTTGGGCTAAGCATTGGAGGAGCTATTGCGGATGCAATCTACTTCCAGCCACAACCAGGCACGGCCAACATTACCCTTCAAAGCTTTGATCTAGATCCAACGGTAAACAAGAACATTAGGGCGAATACTAAGATCCGAGTAAGACTTGATTCGGAGGAATTAGACCGAGTTCTATTTGTAGGCTATATCGATACCATTGATGTGACTTACTTTCCTCAAGGCCCGAACCTTATTCGCATTAGAGCCTTTGACCTCTACAAATCAATTGTGAACCTTCGTATTGATGATTGGGATACCACCGGTCTGCCAGGAGGAACTTATGCAACCGTAGATGAAGTATTTGAGCTTCTATCAATCAAGACCGGAACTACTTTATCCAGCTACTCTCTTCCAGTTGAGGGCAAGATTCCTTCGGTGGATATAACTAACGTTTTGGTTCCAGACATTATCAACGATGCAATCTCCGTGGGTCTGGCGGTTGTATGGATAGACCAAGACACAGAACAACTAACAGTCATTCCTAGACCACAAGAGGAAGCTGGAACGGCAACCACTTACATCATTGGCAACGATCATTCCCTAAGCCCTTATCACCTATGCCTATCTGAGATAGTTGTCAGCTCCGACGCGGACGCTGTTTACAACTCTCTAAAGGTAGCTTTGACTTCTGACCCTGAAACCTTTGTCATCATAAGAGACCAGGACTCAATTGATCTCTACGGAGAATCAGCCATCGACGTGGCAATCAATACAACTGATTCGACGGAACTAAACCGTTGGGCTACTGCTGTTTACGAGCAAGCTCCAACAAAGCTAGTAAGTCAAGTCAGCACTCCGGCCAAGGACAGGCTCGGAAACCTAACTGAAGCAGCGGTGTTTACACCGGGAACTCTGGTTGGGGTCAGTTATACTAAGGATCAGCTCAATATTGTGGGATACTACACTATCATCAAGGTAAACCACGACATCGATGTAGACAACTGGTTCACAACTCTCGAACTATGGAAAGCAGCATAAATGGCATTCAAAGTCTTCTCTAACGGAAGCACACTCCCAGCTTCAGATCTAAACGATTACCTAATGAGGCAGTCGGTCATGGTCTTCTCAAACTCAACAGCTCGCGCTTCAGCTATTACTACCCCTAATGAGGGAATGCTTACCTGGCTCGAGGACGTCAATCGCTTCCAGTATTACTCAGGCACAGCTTGGGTAGATCTAGGAGATGAGCCTTCTGGCTGGTCTGATAAGTCAGCTAACTACTCAATTGTTGCAGCAGACCTTGGAACTACTATTCGTTCAACTTCAACAGCTATCACAATCACAATTGACAACGTGCTAACTCAGCAGGGCGATCGTATCGACTTTATCCAGGCTGGAGCCGGTCAGATTACATTTGCAGCTGGAGCCGGAGTGACTTTATCTTCGGCTGATGCCAAGGTCAAAACTGCCAAGCAATACGCTGCAGCTTCCGTTGTATTTGGTGGCTCAGGCGTTTACTACTTGATTGGAAACTTAGGCTAATAATGCTTATCCCGCTAGGAATACTTGCCAGCCAAGGTGGAATTGAAGTAACCGGAGGCACCTTATCTTCTGACGCAACCTATTTTTATAGAACTTTTACTGCCTCTGGAGACTTAGTTGTTAATGGTGGAACTGTCTCTATGGACGTTCTTGTTATCGCTGGTGGCGGTGGCGGTGGCGATGACATCGGTGGTGGTGGCGGTGCTGGTGGAGTTTTAGGATTCGCGGGTGAATCGATAACTGGAACAAAAACAGTAACCATTGGAGCTGGCGCAGCTGCAGTAACAACAAATGGAAGCGCTGGAAACAACGGAAATAACTCAAGTTTTGGATCTCTAACTGCCTGTGTAGGGGGCGGTGGTGGTGGAGGTTACCTAACACCAATCAACGGAAAATCTGGTGGATCTGGTGGTGGTGGTGTCTTTACTCCTCCTGCAACAACTGGTGGTGCTGCAACTTCGGGTCAAGGTTTTGCTGGTGGAAACGGTGGAAACGCTTGTGCTGGAGCTGGAGGTGGAGCTGCAGGAGTAGGTGCTAACGGATCAAATACCGGAGGTGCAGCTGGGGCAACTGGTGGTGCAGCTATTGACAACGTTACTGGATTAGGTTCAATTGTCTCCTGGCTCACAGCTACTTCAACTGGAGTTTCTAGCAAAATTGCAGGAGGTGGAGGTTCTTCTGGAAGTTCGGGCGGAACTACAACTGGTGGCGGTGGAGTTGGTGGAGTCAATGGCCCTCCTTATCCTGCTGGTGGAAACGGTGTTGCTAATACTGGCTCTGGTGGCGGTGGAGGAGCTAACGGTGGCGGTAATGGTGGCGCTGGCGGTTCTGGATTAGTTATTGTTCGATATTTAAAGACGGCGGTCTAAAGATGGCTCACTTCGCTGAATTAGATGAAAACAACATTGTGCTAAGGGTTTTGGTAACAGACAACAACGACCCTAATGGCGATGAAGGTTATCAATGGCTTCAAGACAACTTTGGTGGTACTTGGGTTCAAACTTCTTACAACGGCACAATTAGAAAAAACTTTGCTGCCATTGGATACTTCTACGATTCAGACCTAGATGCCTTTATCGAGCCTAAGCCATTCCCAAGCTGGACTCTAGTAAAAAAGACTTGCACCTGGAAAGCCCCAGTAGCTTATCCAAAAGATGGTTTTACCTATCGCTGGAATGAAGAATTGCTCTCATGGGAGCTGATGGACTTTTCGGAATCTGAAGCATAATGGCTGATGAAACAACTGGCGTCAAGATTACTCAAAACGCAATTTACGCTAAGCAACTTGAGCACGGCGAAACCCTTATCAAGATCCTCCAAAAGCTAGATCACCTCGATGACGTCCCAGACCGACTAAGAGAAGTTGAATTGACTTTGGCGCGTTTAGCTTGGATAGAGAAGATTGCTTACACCGGACTTTCGGCAGCACTTGTTTCAATCATCGGACTAATAATCAGCTTAGGAGCTAAATAATGAGTGAACCAAATAACTTTACAATTGACGCAGGTGCTAGGTTAGTAAAAACTTTTGTCTACGAGAATCCAAATGGCACCGTTGTTAACTTGACCGGATATACTGCAACGTTTCAAATAAGAAGATCAACTTTTGGGGCTTTGATAACTTCCGCAACTCCAACAATCAACGCTTCGACTTATGTGATTACTCTGACTCTTACTCCTGAGCAGACTCTGTTGCTTAGAGACTCGAACTACGTTTACGCTATACAAGTCTCTAATGCTTCAACTGGCGATGTAAAGATTGCATCCCACGGAGTCCTGACAATAAACCAAGCGATTGTAAGATAGTGATCTGGCCTTACAAGAAACCCCTGCCTCCAATTACGTATGATTTTGGCTGGCGGATACATCCAATTTTGGGATACAGGAAACACCACAACGGCACGGACTACGCGTCTGCAATTGGTCGTAAGTTATTTGCTGTAGCTGATGGAAAGGTGACTTACGCTGGGCCCAGCACTCTAAAGTTTAAGAATGGCGAACCAGCTGGCGGTGGCTACATTGTTAGGATTCAATTTAAGGATGCTGGCAAGTTTTACACAGCTACTTATATGCACCTTCGCAAGGGATCTATAGCTGTCATCAAAGGCCAGAAGATTAGCCAGGGAGACTTGGTTGCAGAATCAGGCAACACCGGAGAATCAACTGGGCCTCACCTTCACTTCGAGATTCAGTCAGGTCGCTTCTATGTTTGGAATGCAAACGGCAAGGGCTATCTAGATCCAGTTCCATTTATCAAAGCAAGATTGGACAAATAATGAAACCAGAAACTTGGGCGCATTTACGCAAGGCTCTTTGGAGCTACCTTCGAGCTGCATTGGCAGCCGTTGGAGCACTAGTTTTAGCTGGCATCGAGGATCCTGGAACGATTACTGCTTCAGCCCTTATCGCTGGAATCCTTGGCCCATTGGTTAGGTCACTAGATCCTAACGATGACGCATTCGGAATCGGCGCTTCAATCGAAGAAGCTTATGAAACTGCAAAAGAAGACGAGCCTCAGCCATAATGTCACACCCGGTCAATAGGATCGGGCCATGGAGATTACACAGAAGATAGAAGCTTTAGGCTTCAGCAGGTATTTAGGCACCTTTGAGCCTAACTCTGAAGAATGGCACGCTGCACGTGAAGGCATTGGCGGTAGCGACATTGGCGCACTCATGGGCAAGTCACCATGGAAATCTGCTTATCAGCTTTGGGCCGAGAAGACCGGCCAACTAAGCGATGAGATTGAACCATCGATGCCGATGAAACTAGGCACAGCTTTTGAAGCTCCTATTCGAGAACTATTTCGAGAGCAAAACGAAGGCTGGCTAAAGGTCTATGAGACCGGAACCTGGCAGAGCGTTGCTAACCCAATTCTAAAAGCCAACCCCGACGGCATCATCGAATGGGAAGATGGCAAGCTCGGAGTGCTCGAGATCAAGTTCACCAGGCAGTATTGGGATGAACTACCGGAGCACTATAACCTTCAAGTTCAACATTACCTTCAAGTTCTAGGTCTAGAGCGCGGTATAGTCGTAGCGGTCGCAGGAGGCGACTGGAAGGAGTTTGAGGTGGTTTGGGATGATTCCCTTCAGAAGGACATGAAAAAGGCTGTACGAGCCTTCTACGGCCTTGTGACATCAAATAAGCCCCCAGAGTATGACGGAAGCACGTCCACCTACGAAACCGTTAGGGAGCTTTCCGAGGGCCTACAGGAAGGCGAGATGGAACTTGGATCACTATGGTCTAACCTTGTTGCAACTAAAGCCGAAGCCGATTACTGGGCCAACGCGCTCCAGGCACAAAAGTCGGCGGTTCTAGCATTCCTCAACGGAATCAAGTATGGTCTCTACCAGGGAGAGAAGGTAATCTCACTTCAAGCCCGAAACGGCAAACCCTTTATCACATTCAAATAGGAGAAAACACAGATGGCATTTGACTTATCGAACTATGAAACCGTGGCTGATCGTATCCAGAAGTTTTGGAAGACGTGGCCTCAGGGACGCATCATCACCGAAATCAAACTAATCAATGAAACCGAAGTTGTGGTTCAAGCTTCAATCTTTACTGACCGGGAAGATGTCAGACCGGCCTCAGTAGATTGGGCGCATGAGACCCGAGGCTCAACCCACATCAACCGGGCAAGCTTCTTGGAGAATTGCGCCAGCTCCGCAATCGGTCGCGGACTTGCAACTCTTGGGCTTAGCACTTCTAAGAATCGCCCATCAAGGGAAGAGATGATCAAGGCAACGCGAGAGTCTCGGAACTACATCGAGGAAGCTTCTGAAGCTGCAGCGAACAAGGATATAGAAACTTTAAGAACTATTTACAACACGGCGCTAAAGTCACAAGTTGATAACGATGTTCTAGAAGCCATCAAAGGCTTAGCAGATTCCATAAAGGCCAAGTAAAGTGAAAGGGCTGTGACCCACAGAAAAGTCACAGCCCGACGCTTATGGCGTCACCCAACCACGATGGGCATTTACAGTATAGCCCTAGGAAGGCACAGGATGAGTCTAGAAGCCTTATCAGCCGTTCTGCATCACTCTCATAGCACCGGCACAGCTCGGGCCGTCCTGACGGCTCTGGCGTGGCATTTAGGAGATGATCCTGAAGAAGGCTGCTATCCATCACAATCTCGCCTGGCATCATTAGCCGGGTGTTCCGTTAGGCAAGTTCAACGCAACCTACAAAAGCTGGTCGAGCTCGGTGAAGTTGAGATGTCGCAACATGACGGAATCGGGTATCGGTTCGACAGAATCACAAACCGCTACTGGATCCAGATAGACTGTCCAGAAGGATGCGACGGCACTTTAAGTCACAAACTACGGGGCGTCAAAAAAGGCAAGACGGGACGTCATTTAAGACTTATCGGGGTGACACCCACGACGTCACGGGACGGCGTAGATGTCGCCTTAAAGTTAACTAATAATTAACTTAAACTTAAAAGAACACTAGAAAGGAAAAACACAGAAATGGCAACAGTAATTATCTATGGAAAAGTAGCCGAAGTAGTAAACGAAGGTTATCCAAGACTCAAGGTCTGGGAGAGCTACGACTTCAAAGGCGAACAACGCAATCGCTTATGGACAGCCTGGCTAGACAACGGCAGCAATGTCCAGAAGGATGACGAAGTATCCATCGAAGGATCACTAGGCACAAAGGTTGGCACTTACAACAAACCAGGGCAAGAAACCAAGCAGGTAGTTGAACACTCACTCAACAACTGCCTAGTAAAGGTTGTAAAGCACGCAGAGCCTAAGAGCTCAACCCCAATCGAAGACGTAATAAACATCATGGCTCCACCACCAGGAATACCGCAGAATAACCCGTTCTAATGTTCGAGTTGTTTATTGCCGGTGACCCAAGACCGCAGGGATCTAAGAAGGCATTCAATCGAGGAGCACACATAGTCCTAGTAGAAGCCAACAAAGACTTGCCAGCTTGGCGAGAGCACATGAAGAAAATGCTTGAACTTAAAATGATGGAGTTCGATAATCGCTTCGATGTGGCTGTCTCGGTGTCATTGACCTTTTGGCTACGAAGGCCCAAGACCGTCACCAGGCAATACGCAACACAGACTTACGATTTAGACAAACTAACGAGAGCTGTATTTGACAGCCTCACTCAATCGGGCGTAATCAAGGATGACAGTTATGTCGTTGACTTGACAGCTCGTAAGAATTACAACGACTTACATGAACCAGGTGTTCTAATCAGCCTGACACCGTTCGATAACAGTTTTATAACGGCTGGCGTGTCGGAACTAGACCGCAAACGCAGAGGCCTAGTTTGAGGCTATGAAGATTCTATTTTTAGATCTAGAGACCTCACCGAATTTGGCTCATGTATGGGGACTCTGGGATCAGAACATAGCAATAACACAGATAGAGCGCTCCACGGAAGTCTTATGCTGGGGAGCTCGATGGCTTGGAAGCGACAAAGTAATCTTCAAGTCAGTTCACCATCATGGTAAAGAAGCGATGCTGGATGAATTACATAAAGTCATGGATGAAGCTGATGTCCTAATCGGTTGGAACTCAGCTGCATTCGATAGCAAGCACATCAAGCGCGAGTTTATAGAGAACGGCTACTTACCACCTAGCCCCTGGATAGAACTAGATCTAATGAAGGTCGTTAGGTCACAGTTCAAGTTCCCAAGCAACAAGCTCGACTACGTAGCCCAAAAGCTTGGAGTCGGAGCCAAGGTGCAACACTCAGGGTTTCAGCTTTGGCTCGACTGCATGGCCGGTATCCCTAAAGCCTGGAAGATGATGAAGGAATACCAGATTCAGGATGTAAACCTTCTCTTGGATCTCTACGACATTCTTCTTCCCTGGATAAAGAACCATCCTCACGTTGGAGCAAGCGAAGGAAGACCAGAAGCCTGCAAGAACTGTGGGGATAGCAACGTCCGGCCCCATGGATCACAAATGTCTGGAGCTGGAAGATACAGGAAATACAAGTGCGCTAAGTGTGGCACTCACCATCGAGGCGAGCTAATCGCTCGAGGTGTCTATAAATAACAATTTGATAACAAACCTTGGATAAATTACATAAACCTCTAATTGATAACCATAATTGACATACCACACACAGAAAGGCAACAAATTGCTAAACATAATGAGAATAACTATGGCACTAACAGTTGTTGTATCCGTGACAATCGCCGGGTTTGCAATAGCTGAACCAACACTAGGACTCTTGGGGCTAGGAGCAGCCATCCTATTCCTAAAGGCTGATTGGAGTAGAAGCTAATGGACTTCGAGAAGATCGTCGATAAGCACAAAGACCAAATCGCTGAGCTATCCATCCTTGGCTTTAACCTGGGCGTCACCGAAGGCAGGACTATTGAACGCAATCGAATCATTAGAGAGCTCGATGGGCAAATCTGTTTCGAGTATGCAACCGAAGGCTCATGCGAACACTCAAGCTGTTGGGTATTGGATAGCGCTCTAAAGCTAATCAAGGAGGATCTAAAGTGAATCAAAAGAAGGTGGACAAAGTAATCAAAAGCTTCAAGACATCGGTGTATTCAGAAGGATTCCTGAATGGGGTTAGGTATGCCAGGAATCAGTTCGTAGAGTTCCTCGATGCTCACTATGCGCTTGGAGACATCCTCACCGTTGAAGAGATCATCAAGGAATTAGAGTATTGGAAGATTCAAGATAACCAATTGAAAGGACTAGCAGATGGCATCATGGCACCAATCTACGGCTTGGGCAAAAGCGAGGACGTATGCGAAGACTGTTTTGGAGCCGATCTGTGTCTCGTGTGCGAAGGAGCTGACCGGTGAGGACTGGACAATTGATCACATCGTTCCTCCAGGGGAAGGCGAGCCCAACCATGATCTCAACAACCTCCAATCACTATGCAGAAGCTGCAACGGAAGAAAGCAAGACCGGGTATTACAGCGAATCACCTGGCGCAATCCTCGATATAGCAAGGGGTAGGGTAAAGACGGAGGGGGGTAGCTACTGGGCAGGGCATAGGGGCAGGCTACTAAGACTCCGAAGAAGACCTAAACATAGAGCAACATGGGTCAAGTATGGGTGGAGGGCTCAGCTATTATGGATGAGACTAAGCTGGCGAAGCCATTGGCGTCCTGAATTACAAAATAAAATAGCTAAACTCAAAAACTTTGGCCGAAAGTAAATAAAAATAATGAATCTGTTTTTTTCTGACATTTCTCCGCAATCCCGCGCAAGCATTTTCTTTTTTACAAGTTGGTCAAATTATTCGAGAATTGAGAGCAATTGATTACTGAATCGATTCAGAACTGGCTGGAAGAGCTGGACTTGAACTTGGAACAAAAGGTTTTAGCCGGGCTATGCCTCCAGCTGGCAAAGAGCTTCGACCAACAGGCCAATACGTCCACGGCAGCCGAATTACGCAAGACCGTGCTTGAGTTGAAGCGATCTATTGGCGATGCAGCTCAATCTATCGATCCCCTGGAGAAGTTGCTAACCCGATAATGCTTCAGCTACCCACGCTCTACACGGAACCGCTGTCTAAGGACTTCAAGACCGACGGCGATAAGCTAATCGAGTTTGCAGAGATAGCTTGGAAGAGCCCGGAGAATCCCGATGGCCTTCAGCTTGACGAATGGCAGAAGTGGCTACTGCGCGCTATCCTCGAGCGCTATCCCGATGACAACCCAATGTACCCAGGCAGACTTCGCTATCGCCAGGTAGTTATCTCGGTCGGGCGCCAGAATGGTAAGAGCCTTATTGCAGCGATGCTTGGACTTTATGGCTTGCTACTCCATGAGGTTGGGCCACAATGTATCAGCCTGGCATCGAGCACGGATCAGGCCAACATCGTTTACAACCGAGTCCTCTACGTCATCAATAGCAATCAATTCCTAAAGAAGCGATTTAAGAGAGCTACCGAGACCCGAGGCATCGTCACCGCTGACGGTGGTGGCAGGTACGATGTAAAGGCTGCCAAAGAAGCTGCCCTCCAAGGTATCCCGATTAGCTTTTGTCTATTCGATGAGCTTCACCTTGCAAAAGAGGGAATGTGGTCAGCTGCAGTCCTTGGAACTTCCCAACGTAAAGACGGAATCGTTGTTGGCATTACAACAGCCGGAGACCAAAACTCAAAGACTCTAATAGACCTTTACAAGTCTGGAACTTCTGCAGCCAACGGAGCTGAGGATCTAGAGCGCTTTGGCTTCTTCCTTTGGACTGCACCGGACAACGCAGCCATCGATGATCCAAAAGCAATCATGGCAGCCAACCCTTCTGTTGCAGCCGGTCGAGTTCAGATTGAGCAAATCATCTCTGACCTAAAGACGATTCCAGAGCATGAAGCAAGACGCTATCGCCTAAATCAATTTATAGCTGGCACGTCTAACTCCTGGTTGCCTGCCAATCTGTTTAGAGCTGCAATCGGTCGGGGTGTGACCAATACTCAAAACGCCGTCTTCGCCGTGGACATTACAAAAAACTGGGGCCACGCTACAATCGCAATTGCTAACACTCAAGACGGAGTTCAAGAGACGGAGCTAGTGATGTCGCTAGTAAACCCAACGGAAGACCAGCTCTACAACGAGCTAACCGCCTTGTATGCAAAGTTCAGTCCGCGAGCGATAGCATTGGATGATCGCCAGCTAACCAACTTGGGCAAGAGACTAAAAATCTCTGGTCACACGGTCTGGCAACTATGGGCTAAAGAAGTCTCCTCAATGTGCTCGGCTGTCTATGCTATGTTTGGCAACGGCCTCGTTAGGCACGCGAACGATCCCCTCCTCGTCGCTCAAATGCCTAACGGGGTCTCCAAGCAAGTCGGAGAGTCCTGGTTTATTAGCCGGTCTGAGTCTCTCGGAGACATCGATGCTCTAATGGCAACGGTCATGGCGCTTTACGTTTCCTCGCGAGCGCAACACGCCACCGTCGGCGTATTCTAGTCGGTGTATGATACTATGATGTCTATATGGCATCTATATTTGACAGGCTTCTAAGACGTCCTGAGAGACGCGCTGCCCAGCCAACAATTCCGACAAGACACCCAGCTGTTGTAAACCCAACAACTGCATTGTCTCTAACAGCCGTTTACAGAGCTGTCCAAATCATCGGCACTCCAATCAGCAAGATGACCATCAACACTTACAGATTCGCGACAGGCATTGAACTAAAAGTTGAAAATCCAGTATTGGTAAACAACCCAAGCATCCAACAGAACCGTCGCGACTTCCTTTTCCAAACAGTTGCATCACTAGCGCTCGAGGGCAACGCTTACTGGCTAAAGAACTTTGGATCTAATGGTCAGGTAAACAACCTAACTATTCTTCCAGCTTCAGCCGTCCAACCAAGCTGGCCAAGGATGAACAATGGTGCAATTGATTACTCAACCGTTGTCTATGACTACTTGGGCACACGCTACACCGAGCGCGAGATTGAGCACCTTAGAATCTTTAGCCAGGCTGGTCAGCTTCTAGGTGTAAGCCCAATTGCATCCTGCTACAAAGACATAAGCGCAGCTATTGATCTAAGAGATTACGCTGGCAACTGGTTCACCGCAGCCGGAGTTCCAACAGGAATCCTAAAGACTAACGCAATGCTAAACAAGGACGATGCAGAAACAGTAACTGCAAACTGGCACAACAAGCAACAGAACCGTCAGGTTGCAGTTCTAGGAAACGGTTTCGAATACCAGCAGATCGCGCTCTCCCCGAAGGACGCCCTCTTTACCGAAGTTCAGGATCAGCAGGTTCAGGCCGTTGCTAGACTCTTCGGTGTCCCGGCGCGACTGCTCCTGACTTCTGTGCCAGGTGCTTCAGACACCTACACAAACCTCCAAGATGAGAACCAGGTGTTCTACCGTCACACATTGATGGCTTACACCGATGCAATTACCGACGCTCTAAGCAACTGCCTGCCACGTGGCAACCGGGTCGAGTTTGACTTCGAGCACCTATTCAAGGCAGATGTCGCAGCTCGCTACAACTACTACAAGGTAGCTATCGATGCTGGCATTCTGACTCCAGAAGAAGTAAGAACGAAAGAAGGACTAGATGTCTGAAATGATTACACGCGAGTTTCAGGCTCGATTAGTTGAGACAGAGGAGAGAACCATTGTTGGTCTTGCAGTTCCTTACGGTCAGGAGATCGAGCTAACCGGAAACACTAAAGAGCGTTTCGAGCCAGGGGCAATTGATGGCGTAGAAGACGTAAAGCTGTTTTACGGTCACGAAGAGCCAATCGGTAAAGTTATCGAAGGCCGCGACACCCCAGAAGGGTATGAGATTGTTGCTAGAATCTCAGACACTCCTCGAGGCAACGAAGTTTATACATTACTTCAGGACGATGTTCTGAATCGCTTTTCGGTTGGTTTCTTTCCGGTTGTAGATCGTAAAGAAGGCCAAACGATTGTTAGGGAGCTAGTAGATCTCAAAGAGGTTTCAGTAGTTCCGTTCCCTGCCTTTGAAGGCGCAAAAATAACCGAAGTCCGCAGCGAAGCAGAGCTAGCTGATGAGACTCCTATCGAAACAGAAAGTGAAACAATGTCAGACAACATTGAACTTGACGTTCGCTCCGTTCAGGATGAGGTTGCAGAACTGCGCCGAGTCATTGAAGCGGGCAAATCAGTCGAGACCGCAACACCAGCAACACACAAGTTCCGCTCTCAGGGTCAGTTCGCTAAGGCTCTTCTAGACGGAGACGAAGACGCAAAGGCCCTAGCCCGCGCTGCTTCAACTTCAGCAGACACAGTAGCCCTTCCAGGCTTCTTGGGATACATTGATAACCTAATCAACACCAACCGCCCAACACTCTCAGCATTCTCTCGCGCAGCTCTTCCAGCAGCCGGTCTAACCGTTGAGTATGCACAGGTATCTGCAAACACTCTTACAGTTGGCGTTCAGAACCCTGAGAACGAAGAGCTTGCCTTTGGAAACCTAACCATTGATTCAGTATCAGCTAACGTAATTACCTACGGTGGATACACTTCAATGAGCCGTCAGACCATCGAGCGTTCATCCGTAAACTACCTAGACACCGCACTTCGCGCTCTATCTATTGCTTACGCGAACACAACCAACAACGCTGTAGTAGACCTAATTGAGGCCCAGAACTACGCAGGTAAAACATTCGATGTATCAGCACTAACAAGCGAAGCCCTTATCGGTGGAATCGCAGATGCATCCGCGTTTATCTTTACAGAGACCGGACTTCGCCCAGAGGCGATTATGGTTGGAACTGGCGCTTACAAGAAGCTTCTACAAGCAGCAGGTGAAGATGGCCGTCCAATCGTCGTAGTAGATGGCCCAGGAGTTAACAACATTGGATCAGCTAATATCCCAGGTCTAGCCGGCCAGATATTCGGTTTGCCAATTATTGTAGACCCAGCATTCGGAGCCAACCTAGGCTACATGGCTAACAGCGCAGCAATTCAGACTCTCGAGTCTCCAGGTGCACCGGTTAGACTTTCCTCAGGTGACATTACAACCTTGACCGACTCAATCAGCGTTTACGGCTACATGGCGATTACCATCCCATTTGCAGACGCTTTGGTCAAACTAGACATCGTTTAGTAGGAATCTAAAATGGCAGTGACGTTGGCAGAGTTTCAGGCGTATGTAGGAACTGAGGAAACTGAGTTTCCACAGGAATGCCTGACTGCTGGACACGCCTTGGTAACCCGATACATCGGAACCAAGACCGTGCCGGTGTCAGTTCACGATCAAGCGACTCTAATCGCTTCGTCTGAACTCTTCCACCGTCGCTCCGCTCCTAACGGAGTGGCTCAGTTCGCAAGCTTTGATGGAGCACCCATCAGAGTTGCTAAAGATCCATTGAATGCCGTTTACCCAATACTCATGCCTTACACCGGTTATGCAGTATGAGCGAAATCAATGCAGCCAAGGTCGAGTTCAAGCTCGAGCTAACTGACGCAGGTTTGAATGTTTTGGAATATATCCCAGAGCGAATCACTCCTCCAATTGTTCTTCTAAACGCAGCTCAGCCTTATCTTCAGACAGCACAGTTTGGGGAATGGAGCTTGGGTATCGAGTTAGTTTTGGTAGCTTCTACCGCGACCAACAAGAAGGCAACTGAGAACCTAGATCAGCTAATCGAAGATACATTGAACGCGATTGAGCCTTTGACTTATGTTCGCATTACATCCGTCAATCAGCCTTACAATTTACAGACCAACAATGCTGAATACTTGTCAGCGAACATTTATTGTCAGCTCGATTTAACAATTTAGAAAGGTAGCCCATGCCGGCTTCAACCAGAATCAAAGCACAAAACATCCTCTTCAAGTTTGGCGCAACCGAATACGCTTGCGACGCTAACCTTGTTCAGCTAACCCTAGATGACGCTCCTGGCGACGTTCAGACCTTCTGCGAAGTTCGCGTGGGTGGCCAATGGTCACTTCAGCTAGACGGAATCGTTTCAGGAGATTCCACTAGCCTTTACCGCGTTCTTTGGGATAACTTCGGTTCAACCGCTCAGTTCACCATCGCGCCTAATGGAAACGCCAGCCCGTCTTCAAGCCAGCCTCACTACAAGGGAACTGTCACCTTTGACCAGATTCCTCCACTAGCTTTGGTTAGCAACGAGACCGCAGTATTCAGCGTAACCTTGACCGTGGTAAACACACCTCACACCCCAGCTTCAGACATCTTCTACGGTGTCGAAGTAGACGCAACCGCTTAGTTATGGCTGATCCTGCTGGCATCAAAGTAGCAGGGCTCAAACAGGCTATAAAGGCTCTCCAGGCTATCGGAGTTCCAACTGCTGAGATAAAGGCAGCTGGCTCCGAGGCCGGAGAGTTGGTTGCAGGTCAGGCCCGAGCTCTAGCCCCGGTTAGAACTGGAGCCCTACGCAACAGCATCAGGGTTTCCAAGTCCTTGAACCGGGTATCGGTGTCTGCAGGTAATAACAAATCGGTTCCCTACGCTAACCCTATTCATTGGGGTTGGTTCAAGCGCAACATAAAGCCACAGCCATTCTTCGTAAAGGCTTTAGGCATTACGCGCGACGAGGTTTACCAGAACTACTACAGAAGTTTAGATAAGCTGATAGCAACAAACTCCACGAAAGGAATACCCACAGAATGAACGCATTTGACTTTGAAAGCCTAACTCTCGAAGAAGTAGAAACCATCGA